CCTTAGTTTCATACAATGTGTCACGTTGACCACCGTTTAGTGCAACTGACTTGAATTCGCCTTCACTGCTAATATAACCAACTGCTGTTGCGTTAGTAATACCACCACGACGCACACCAGCTGGTGCAAACCATGGATAAGCCACTTGGTCATTCAATGCAATGGTTCTTAAGATCATGTGGCTTGGTGGAACAGCAACGTTGTTACCAAAGTTGTCGCTTGTGTAGCCCCATGGATAGAACATAGCCATGTATTCGTCGAAGCTAGCTGCGCCGATGTCGTTATCTTCTAATGCACCATTTGCGTTATTGCCCCATGCTAACAATGAAGTTGCATCTGGAGTTAAGCGAGCTGGAGTATCAGCTACAACAAAGGCTGTTAAGCCACGATCGTAGTTCAAGCTGATCATTTCGCCGATTAGCTCAGGATATCCTGGGCAAGCGATTAAGTTGAAAATACGTCCGTCTTCGTCACGGATTTGTTGGTTAGCATTAACAGTTGCTTGCAATGCTTGGACAACAACTTTACGCTGTGCCTTGCGACCAAATGTACCTGAACCGTCTTCTTGATTACCTGATTCAGTAACCCAACGATGTGGATAGTAGTCAGCCATTGCTTCGCTGTTGTTGTAACGCTCATTGTCACTAGATGTGTCAATATAGTTACGTACAAATTTCTTAACGTTAAATCCTGAACGACGTAGGTTCCATAGCAACATACCTTTTGGATATAGTGCTGGATCAGGTGCATCCGGATCTAAATAATCACTGTCTAATAAGTCTACAATTAAACCAGCTTCGTCGCTATTTAGACCAGCTGTGTTGTAACGTGCATCTGCAAACAATACACCGTCTTCAGAACTTTGATCAGTTTTGTCAACTAAGATCCACTTTCTGCTGTTAAACCCAGCAACGTTTACTGCGTCGTCGTTATACTTGTATATTGTTGGGAAATTTTCTAGATCGTTTGTGTCGATCCATAAATCGCCTGTTACTAATGCACTAACTCCGTCGCTTTGTGTTTCTGGCATAGAAGCAGCAACAATTGGACCTTCTGCATCTGTTAGACTTGTACCGTCGCCGAAGTCGTAGTTATTATACCCAACCCATGTGTCGCCATCATGAATCATAATATCGATTTCGTCAACTACACTGCTATACCATAGTGTACCGTCATCTGTTAAGCTAGTAGGAGCGTCATTACCTGCTGTGTAAGTTAATGGAGCCCATAAGCTACCAACAAAGTCATAACCTGCTAAACCAGCCGGTGCTGCAAACAAGTTAGCTGTAGTAGTTGTACTATAGATTATTGATAACGGAGTATTTGTGCCGTCGTTGATTTGAATTTCACCGCCTGCAACGTGTGTAATAACTACTCTATTTGAGCTATCAACATCTGCAACAATGTGTGCAAATCCAGCTTGATTAATTGCGCCTGCAATAAAATCAGCATCGCCTGTGCCGCCAGTTAATACTGAAGCCAGTGTGATAGTTTTTGCAGTATCCATTACACCGCCTACTAAACTTTCTGCCATAGTGAATGTATAAGTTGTAGTTGCTGTAAATTGACTAGCAATTGCTGCGGATGTTAGGGTAGTTGCACCAGTTGCAGCTCTACGATAAATTGTAAAATCTGCTAACGCTGGAGTAGCATCTTGACCGCTGTGTTCGTTAACATTCGTTTTGGTAAACAATGTACCTGTAGTAATGTTTAGGCCGCCGCCAGTTCTGTCTAAGTTATAAATTGCATCTGCTGCGTTGTTATAAATTGGGGATTCAACTGCTTCCCATAGTGATGTAGCAGAGTTGAAACGCTTAACACGGAATCTTGCACCGTTGTTTGGTTCGGTTGTCTTAACCCATACAGAACCTGTTGGGCGACCGTTTGTTACATCTTTTCTCTTAAACAACGGAACACTAGTGTGCTTAGACATCTGTAATGCAAGACCAAAATATGTTCCTGCTGTAATGCCGGTGTTTGTTAATGTTTCAGCAAAGGTAATGCCGCCATCTGCTTCTGTACCGTCGGATTCCGCAGTTGCATCTGCAAATATTTCTAGCTTAGAATTTCTAACTTCTGCTGTTACACCTGGAATAGTTGCAGCATTAATAGTACCTGCTAATGACGTAGCTGTCCAATCTGTACCAGTAATAATATCTGTTCCATTTATAGTAAATGTTTGAGATAATGCGCCACCTGTAACAGTAGCAGTAACAACAGGCCAGCTGTTTAACCATGCTTCTGATCCAACTTGTACCCAAATAGCATCACGGTTTTTGTAAAATAACTTGTTTTCACTATTTGTTGCTACTACGGCATAATCGCCAATAGCACCAAATGATACTTTAGGATCTCCGTCTACTGAATTACCAACTAATTTAGTTTCGTCAGTGATTACAGTTGGAGTTTTGCTAGTAAATGTTTGACCGCCTGTAGTTGTAGCTAATGCGTTATTCCATTCAAACAATCCAAATGTAGTAGTTTGTGTATCAAACCAATATGTACCATTTGCAGCTAGTGCAGCCGGAGCGTCGGATGTTGCGTTTAGTGTATCTAAATCAATATCAGCACGTACTACATAAGCACGATTGCTAACACCTAGTAAGCTGTAGGCAGCTTGTAGGCCATATTCGTTTTGCTCGCCTGCGTGAATTGGGTTGTTACTTGCGTCTGTCTTGAATACTGGATCACCGAATGTGTCTCCGAGGTCTCTTTGACTTGTTAGAAGATAAACTTCTCCAGCGTTAGCTTTAAGTGTTCCCGGGGCGGTTCCGGTTGCTCCGCTGTTTGATTTGTTTTCAGCAGTGGCAACGATAACCAAAGGAACGGTGCCCGGTGCTGCTGGTGTATAAAATGATTCGTCAATTACTTTGACTTCTACGCCTGGTGAACTTAATGCCATCTTTGGAATCTCCTAAGGTTTTTGTTCTACTAGTATTTATTGATAAAATCTAAAAATGGCTAGTTATAACACCCTGAAAAGGTATTAAAAAGGGCAGCTAAATATGCGTATGACTAGACCACTGTGCATTTGCGGGCAAAGGCCTGCCGCTATTAACTATCGCAAAGGCGGTAAGATATACTATCGCTCTAAGTGCGAAGTATGTGCTAGATATGGTGGTGTGGGGAAAGGTAATCCTAAGTGGTATCAGGACGGGTACCGCATGAAACTTGTGTGTGACAAGTGTGGGTATAAATCAAAATACAAGGAACAGTTTAACGTGTTCCATGTGGACGGGAATCTTAATAACTCCCGTCCTACTAACTTAAAAACAGTTTGTGCTAACTGCCAGCGGACTCTTCACAAGGAAGGTTTTCTGTGGCGTCAAGGGGGGCTGACACCAGATTTTTAATTTGGCTAAACAGCTCATCGATTGATGAATCATTGTAAACTGTATGATCGATAGCGCCGCCTACCCATGCTGTTTCGCTAGCATGAATACCTAACTTTCTAATTCGATCAGTACTCATCATCCAACTCATATTTCCCCGACCCTCGTTCATATTAAAAGCATCGTCATACCATTCAGGATCATCACCGCGCTTAATACGAATAACAAGACCTCCTGCATTGTGAATTGCCTTAATTTCGTTTGGAAATCTAACATCACTAATAACAATGTTATCTGTAGTTTTACGCATTTTGTTTTCAACGCTTGCAATCCAAATGTCATCGTGGAATCCTTTACGACATACTTCAGTTCCCCATCGTTGTAAAACCCAACGTGGTGTTAACTCTGGCATGCCTAGGCGTTCTGCCCACCAGGTATCTACTTGTTCTCGCCATTCACGGGCTTCTTTTGTGCGCCCTTCCAGTAGAACGCGGTCCCAACCGAAAACGTTAGCAACCGCGTCTTTTAATGTATTTGCAAATGAGTCACGACGAAACCCGTGAAAGTTAACCAAATAATCTGCGGCAGTATCTTTGCCACTTCCAATAAAACCTACAAAGCCTATAATCATAGTATCTCCAGCTGATACTATATATTACAGTTTTACTACACACTTGTCAAGAGCGATTATACCCCGTATTTGTTCGTTTTACGCTTTGCAACTGGGCTCACTTTGTTAGTAGTGTCCAATTCTTTACTTTTCATGTCACCCTTATTCAAATCTGTATAATCTGCACCAACTGCTTTGGCTGCTTTTATAAACATTTGTTGTTCAACTTCAGTGTAAGGATGTATTGTTTTCTTTTTACCGTACCAGCTTTTGGCATCAATGTCCGGTGCATCAGTGCCGTCGGTGCAAGCCATTGCTTGTCCTAATTTAAAAGACACATAGTCACTATTTGCTTTCTCAGAGTCGCCGTAGATGTTTAAGCCTCTAGTTGACTGTGCTTGACGTTTAGTAGGTTTAGCTTGCCTAACTTCGGTAATAATTTCTCGTACTTTCATTTCATGATCCAAGTATCAGGAACTTGATCATATTGATCAACCCACATGTCGTGTAATTTTTGTCCGCTAATACCATGCGTCTTAGCTATGCGTGTCATCATCGTATCAATGATATCATACACATCTTCGTCGCTGGCTTTTTGTAGTTTTGTTTTTTGTGCAAGCAATGCTGCCTTAAGTTGTGGAACTGCTTGATTATCTTTAGCATGATCCATGTTCTCTATAATCAAGTCTACCATCTGTTCAACACTTTCGCAGTTCCAACGTCGTAGAGCTAATGCCTTAGGAGTAGGCTTGCCGTTAGGCTTCTTCATAGGACCTTTGTTACCCGACATGCGGGCACAAAAACTCTTGCGGCGTTTTGCTGCTTTTGAACCAGGCTTTAACTTACTTGGTTTTGTTGTTACTGCTGTTTGTAACTTGCTACCTGGATTTTCTCTGCGGTAAGCATTAACGGCTTTTTGACTAAGACCATCTGTTTTATCTTTCTTGTTAACTGAGTTCCAATCCTCGCCTACCTTAACGCAACTATCTTTGCCTTTAGAGGTTCCGTTGTAGCGATACCCGTCCCAACAGGCTTTGCCGTCGGCACCTTTTTTCTTTGATTCAGATATAATATCGTATACTTTCATAATTAACCTATAACAAACGTATAACCTGTACCACCTGAGATTAGTGTTTCAAGTTCTTTGTCTAGTTTTTCAACATCAGCTTTACCATCAGATTTTAAATCAGCGCCGTTTAAACTTCCGCCGCCTTGTGGACCAGCAATACTCTGAAACTTACTACGTGCTTCACCTAGCATAATTTTACAATTAGCCAATGCATAATCTCTTACCCATTGTTTAGCATAAATGTCTTCAATGATTGTATAATCTGGCCTAAAATTCTGGCAGCGTAACAATAATGTTTCGCCTTCGCTAAATGGACGTTGTAAAATTCTTAATGTACGACTTGTAGGAATCCACTGAAATTCAATGTAGCTGCCAAACATTTTACCAATAAGTTCTTGGTAACTAGCAAACATATAGTAGGTAGCTATGCCGCCCAGCATGGTGCTGTTTAACAAATATGTGTTAGTATAAGCTAAGTTAAAAGGTTCAAAGTTAGAACCAGTGCCGCCGCCTGTTCTACTACCTAATGTACGTCTAAAAACGCTCTGTACGTTAATAACTTCTTGTGGTAAGATGTAGTCATTTTGATCTTTGTTTAGTTCTAAAAACATGTAGCTTTCTTCTACTGCATTAGAACTGCGCTGTCTAAAACGTACCAGGGCTTTATCAAGAGCAGTTTCGTAGTGTATAGGGTCTAGCTCAACATCAATCATACCGTCACCTAGCATGGTACGGCAGTAATCGAATACTTTTTGTTTAACGGCTTGTGGATTATCTGACATTTGTATCTCCCACTGTATTTAGTGCTAAATATTGTACTATGCCACGTTTATCATTATACAAACCCGAAAAAGGTAACGACTATAAGTTCCTAGATCGCAGCATATCTGAGATGTTTCAGGTAGGCGGTACTGACTTATATTTGCACAAATACCTTGGTCCTAAAAATCCTTCTGATGCAAATGCTACTGCTGATCAGCCGCAGTACAATGTAGTTAAGGAAACTAACATACAAGATTTGTTGTTCTTAGAAAATAGAGACAGAAAGTATGATAACTCAATCTATACATTACGTGGCGTATATAATGTACAAGATATAGATTTTAATTTAAGTCAATTTGGGCTGTTTATTGATCAGGATACAGTTTACATGACTGTACACATTAACGATTTTGTTAGCACCGTTGGGCGTAAGCCGTTAAGTGGTGATGTTCTAGAATTGCCGCACTTGAAGGACGAGTTTGCTCTTAGCGACTTTGATGTCGCAATGCCTCGCTATTTTGTTATTGATGATGTTGGTCGTGCAGCAGAAGGGTTTAGTAAAACTTGGTACCCGCACTTATATAGATTAAAACTTAAAAAGATTGTCGATAGTCAACAATTTGCAGACATTTTAACCAAGCCAATTAACACAGATGCAAACTTTGTAGGGGACTATGATCCTACTGCGGTGTACAACATTGGAGAGATTGTAAGATACCAAGGTACACTTTACACAACCACTGCGACTACAACCGCAGGTATTTTACCTACAAACTCGGCATATTTTAGTGGATACGGCGGACATACATTACAGGATATTTTAAGCACTAGCAGTAAGAATTTACAAATCAATGATGCAATTATTGCACAAGCAGAAGCTGATGCACCGTTGAGCGGTTACGAAACGCAGCAATTCTTTACATTAGCATTAGACGAAAACGGAAAGCCTGCGCTAATAACTGTAGACGATTCAGAAGCACCGCCTGACTCAAGTAGTACCTCTTTAGATGCAAGTAGGATTAACCAAACACCTATGCGATCTGGTTACACTGGATATTTGCTAGGCGATGGAATGCCGTCAAACGGTGCAGCATTTGGATCTGGTATTGCATTTCCTGCGTCTGCTGTAGTTGATGATCACTTCTTGCGTACTGACATGTTACCAAACAGATTGTTCCGATATGATGGTCAACGATGGGTTAAGGTTGAGGATGCAGTACGTATGACTATGACTAATACTAGTACTAGATCAACTCTTAGAACTGGGTTTATTAATAATAGTTCATTTACATATAACCAACTTGTCACTGCGGACATTGTTAAACTACCACCGAGTGATACGCCACCTGCAAACTATAGATATGTAATTCCAACAACAATTGATTATACTGTAGAAAATACATCTGCGTTATATCTAGTAATTAAGTTAGACTCAATAGAAATTGACTATGTAGTTGCTGATGTTGCAGGCTTGCTAACTTCATATTCATATACTGATCCGGATACTCAAGTAGTATCTAATAAAATAAAAGTTACACTTCCTATTATTGACTCAGTTCAACAAACACTGCCGGATGACGGTGCATGGGAAGTAAGGTTATATAACAATCGAGACGAACAGCGACAAAGCCTAAGCAAGGCGCTACGTCCTAAGGCGGATTTCTAATGCAGCATTTTTATGACGGTCAAATTAGACGATATCTTACTCAAGTTGTAAGATTATTAAGTAACTTTGTAGTTAAGTACGGAGATGGTACACTAGTGCGTGTTCCTGTTATGTATGGAGATGCTGATAGACAAGCTGCAAGTATTATTAACCAGAATAGTGAAAATGCAGTAGCAAGTGCTCCTCGAATTGCTGTATACATTAGTGACTTAGACTTGGACAGAACTAGGTTAGGTGATTCTACATATATAGGAAAGTTAAACATTCGAGAACGAGGTATAGACTATTCTGACCCAGATAACCCAGTTTATACTAACGACCAAGGCAACAATTATACTGTTGAGAGAATAATGCCAACACCGTTTGACCTTAGTTTAAAAGTTGATATATGGTCGACTAGCACTGATCAAAAACTACAAATACTTGAACAAATATTAATGCTGTTTAATCCTAGTTTAGAGATTCAAACTACAGACAACTACATCGACTGGACTAGTTTAAGTGTAGTCGAACTTCAAGATGTGGTATTCAGTTCTAGGTCTGTCCCGGTAGGTACTAACTCAGCAATTGACATTGCTACACTAAATTTTAAAACACCTATATGGTTAAGTCCGCCTACTAAGATTAAGAAGTTAGGTATTATTACTAATATTGTTGCTAACATTTACAACAACATTGGAACTCCAATGGCCGACTATATCGACGGACTCGGTGTTGATTTAAATCAAAGTTCAGGTGCTCCTGAGAACTTCTTAACTGATCACAATGTTGCATCGATTGGCAATTATGATATTTTTGTAGAAGAAACTACAGTACGCCTAAGCAGTAATGATGCACTTGCTGGTAATTGGTTGTCATGGTCAGGTGTTATCGAACAGTATCCTGGCAAGTTTGTTGCAGGATTAAGTAAGATCTTCTTGCCACAACCAGATGGCACATTTGTAGTTGGTACACTAACATTAAATCCATTAGACAATACAATAATGTCAGCAGTGTGGGATACGGACACATTCCCATCTAACACTTCTATTACTGGGCCTGCAAGACTACCGGGAGATTCCGGATACTTTGATGCCATTATTGACCCCACTACATATAACCCTAAGCTACATACTGTAGTAGCTGGCACTAGATATCTCATTGTTGACGATATTGGTAATGCTATAAACGAAGACGGTCCTGATGCATGGAAGAACGACAATGGTAGTGATACTATTGCCGAAGTAAATGACATTATAGAATGGGACGGTGATCAATGGGTTATTGTATTTTCAGCAAAAGAAACTACAGATACTATTGTTTACCAGATGAACTTCTATACTAGAACACAATACAAGTGGAATGGTGTCGAATGGAGTAAGTCATTCGAAGGTGAATATAAGAAGGGTAAATGGAGAATAGCACTCTCGTAGAAATTGATTGTTCTGGGGCATTAATATGTGCTAGGACAACTCACAGGTTTTTGTTATTACAAAAAGCCTCGGGCAAACATGCAGGGCGTTGGGGATTAGTAGGCGGTACTAATCATACCGGAGAAACTGCATGGCAAGGTCTGAATAGAGAAATTGAAGAAGAGTTGGGTGCAATGCCTGACATTAAGAAAACTGTTCCGTTAGAACGTTTTGTTTCAAACGACAGTCTGTTTAAATTTCATACTTATTTTTGCGTAGTTGAATCTGAATTCGTGCCAGTGTTAAGTAACGAGCACACTGCATGGGGTTGGTTTGACTTAAACAATCTTCCTAAGCCTGTACATAAGGGATTGGATCTTAGTCTGCGTAATCGCATTATACAAACTAAGATCCAAACAGTTATCGATATTATCGATAGTCTTTAAGCCTGAGCTTCACCCCAGCGAATAATAATATTTGATACTACAGCGTCTCCGCTAACCTTATAGACGTTGATAGCTAACACGTCTGGTCCGTTCGGAAATGTTCCTCTACCGCCCAATGG